ATGAGCACGGCTGGCGATGCGCCGCAGGCCGCCGCGCGCCCGCGGCGTGGTCCGCGCAAGAAAAAGTCGATCAAGATTCCCGCGCTGCTGCGCGAGGGAGCGAAGGAAAGTTCGCTGAGCAAGCATTGGCGCACGTACTTCCTGGCCGCTTTGGTCGAAACGTCAAACATCACCAAGGCTGCTGCGGCCGCCGGGATCGCGCCCAGCCGGGCTTATCGCGTGCGGCAGGACGATCCCGAATTCCGGGCCCAGTGGATGGGCGCGCTGGCAGAGGGATATCACAACCTCGAAATGGAGCTGCTCGGCTATCTCCGCGACCCCGATCCTGGCTACAAGATGGATGTCGCCAATGCCCTGCGCGTGCTTGACCGGCACCGCCACCTCGTGGCCCAGCAACGCGCGCTTGAAGATAACCGCGATGAGGCCGAAGTGCTCGCCTCGATCGATGCGATGATCGATGACATGCGCGCACGTTCGGCTGCCAACGACGCCGTGCTGGCGCAGACGGAACGCGGCCATGAACAAGGCGAGTGACGATCGCGCAGCCTGGCTGCTGCGGCTCGACGCGGCTGAGCGGCAGGCGCTGCTTGGCCGGATGAGCCAGCGCCAGCGGCTGGCGCTGCGCCATCACTGGCACTTGTGGGCACACACCGGCCAGCTCCCGCCGGATGGCCTCTGGCAGACCTGGCTGATTCTGGCCGGGCGCGGCTTTGGCAAGACACGAGCCGGGGCCGAATGGGTTCGCGCCCGCGCCCAGGCCGAACCAACCGCGCGCATCGCGCTGGTCGGTGCAACGCTGGGCGAGGCGCGCAGCGTAATGGTTGAGGGCGACAGCGGTCTGCTGGCGATCGCTCCGCGCGGCATGCGTCCGCAGTTCGAGCCTTCGCGCCGTCTGCTAACCTGGCCCAATGGCGCGCAGGCCACGCTGTATTCGGCCGGTGAGCCGGATTCACTACGCGGACCGCAGCAGAGCCATGCCTGGTGCGACGAAATTGCCAAGTGGGATACGGCCGGCGGCAAGGCTGACGCGGCCTGGGACAATCTGCAACTGGGGTTGCGGTTGGGCGAACAACCACAAGTCGTCGCCACGACCACGCCCCGCGCGGTGCCGCTGGTCAAGCGCCTGCTTGAGGACGACGCTGCGCAGGTCACGCGCGGTTCAACCTTTGCCAACAAGGCCAACCTTGCAGTTGGCTTCGTGCGGGCAGTTCGCCGCCAGTACGGCAAGAGCCTGCTCGGCCGGCAGGAACTGGATGGCGAGCTGCTGGACGATATCGAAGGCGCGCTGTGGACCCGCGCCTTGCTGGAGGCTTGCCGCGAACCGGCAGCCTCCAGCCCAGCCCTGCGCACCGTGGTGGCGGTCGATCCGCCCGCTTCGGCCGGCGGGGACGAGTGCGGCATAGTCGTCTGCGCGCTGTGCGGGGACGGTCTGGTGCGCGTGCTGGCCGATGCCTCTGCATCCAAGGCCAGCCCCGAACAATGGGCCCGCGCCGTCGCCAATACCGCCGCATCCTGGTCCGCCGACCGGGTGGTGGCCGAAGCCAACCAGGGCGGCGCGATGGTCGAATCTGTGCTGCGCGCCGCCGAAGTGAACCTGCCGCTCCGGCTGGTCCACGCCAGCAAGGGCAAGGCCGCCCGCGCCGAACCGATTGCCGCGCTCTATGAAGCCGGCCGCGTCCGCCACGCCGGGATGTTCCCGGCGCTGGAAGACCAGCTCTGCGGCCTCGTCACCGGCGGTGCCTACAAGGGCCCCGGCCGCTCCCCCGACCGCGCCGATGCGCTGGTCTGGGCGCTGACCGAACTGGCGCTGAGACCCAAGACCCAGCCGCGGGTGTGGTTAGGGTAGGATGCTATTTGGGCCGCATACGCATGACCACCGGTACAGACGAATGAGCGCGCATCCAGTCTCGTGTCTCTAGACAGATCGCGCCCAGTACAAAGAGGATATCTCCGTACTCAGCCGTAAGGTTGTGACCGATCAGTGGCTCTTGGTGAAAGATCCTGTTCCGCAAGTCTTGGATCCTGCGTACTGCCTGACCTATATCTGCGATCGATTTTCCCGCCGTTAGCGATGGGAAAGCTTGCGCAGTCTCTGTCCCCCAGACGGTACGGTTATACGACCTGTGGAGCATAGCAGCCCAAAAACCAAGAGATAGAGATGCGACGATCTGTGGCGTACTCGCGACCTTACTATGGATCGAGTAATGACGGCGCTCAGCCTTGATGATATCTTCAACCTGCTTGCTTTTTAGCACTGCCCGACAGGCTGGTTCGGAAACCCATTGAGCCCCATATAGGTTTGTCAAAGCGTGGTGCACGACGTTCCTGAGCGCAACCTCGACTGTTTGTAATGGAAAGTGGAAGCTCTGTCCGATGGCTGCATTCCAGAGGTAAAGACGATGTGCCAAATCCTGATTAAACCCCGCCGCTATCTCGTACGTACGCCAACGCTCGATAGATACGGAACGAGCGAAAGCGGCGGTTAAGGCTGGGGTAACCACATATGAAGTATTCGCTTGACGCAACGGCATAACATTATAAATCCGCACGCGAGAGCCGGGACTAGAAATAGCCGACCGGACTAGACAGAGCCCCCGGACAGCCGAAAGGCCCTCCGGGGGTTTCGCTTTTTGGCGCAAGCGCCGCGACGAATCCACTGTAGTCGCTAGTTTTCCCCACAGCCCCGCAAACTGCGAGGGCTCTGGACTGTCCTTGCCATTGAAAGGCCCCACCATGTCCTTCCTCCAGACCCTGGCCGCTGCCTTCAAGGGCGGCGCGTCGGCGCGCGTGCCCTTGGCGCGCACTTTCACTTCGCCCTGGTTGTTCGCTGAGGGATCAGCGCGGGCGCCGTTCGAGTACAATAGCGCGGTCAAGCGGGCCTATCTCGACAATCCGGTGGCGCAGCGCGCGGTGCGGCTGGTGGCCGAGGGGATTGGCGGGGCGCCCTTGCTGCCCTGCGATCCGCGCCTGGCCGTGCTGGTCCGCGCCACGTCCGCCGGGCAGGCGCTGCTGGAAACGCTCAGCGCGCAGCTGCTGCTGCACGGCAATGCCTATGTCCAGGTGGTGAAGGATGGCGCGGGCCGCCCGGCCGAGCTGTTCGCGCTGCGGCCCGAACGGGTTTCGGTGATCGCGGGCGAGGATGGCTGGCCAGCCGCCTTCAGTTACCGCGTGGGTGAGCGGACCTTGACCATTCCGGTGCAGGACGAGGATGCCAGCCCCAACCTGATCCACATCCGCCACTTCCATCCCGGCGACGATCACTATGGCGCCGGATGCCTGGCCGCAGCCGACCAGGCCGTCGCGGTGCACAATGCCGCGTCCGACTGGAACCGCGCGCTGCTGGAAAACGCGGCGCGGCCATCGGGCGCGCTGGTCTATGATCCGGGCGATGGCGGCGGGCTGAGCGCCGATCAGTTCGAGCGGCTGAAGGCCGAGCTGAGCGCCGCCTATTCAGGGCTCGCCAATGCCGGGCGGCCGTTGCTGCTGGAAGGTGGGCTGAAATGGCAGGCGCTCAGCCTCTCCCCCGCCGACATGGACTTTGCCGGGCTCAAGGCTGCCGCCGCCCGCGACATTGCCCTGGCCTTTGGCGTGCCGCCGATGCTGCTCGGCCTGCCGGGCGATGCGACCTATGCCAATTACCGCGAGGCCAACCGCGCGCTGTGGCGGCTGACGCTGCTGCCGCTTACCAGCAAGATCCTTTCGGCGATCAGCGAGGGGCTGGAGACCTGGTTCCCCGACGCGGCGCTGGCGGTCGATCTCGACCGCGTGCCGGCCCTGGCCGAGGACCGCGAGCGCCTGTGGGGCCAGGTCAGCGCCGCCGATTTCCTCTCAGCCAGCGAGAAGCGCGCCTTGCTTGGCCTTCCTGCCTTGGAGAACAAACCATGAATCGTGACGAGATGCTCGCCCGCCTGCTGGCCCAGGCAGCGGACGAGGGTGCCGATCTGGTGACCCTGCGCGCAGTGATTGAGGAAGCGAGCGAGCTGGGCGCGGAGCGCGTCCTCGCCCGGATGGGCCTCGACGATCCCACCGCCCACAATGACCTGAGTGAACTGCGGCAGCTGCTGCAGGCCTGGCGCGATGCCAAGACCAGTGCGTGGAAGGCCGCAGTGGGCTGGGCCGTGCGGGGCTGCCTGGCGCTGGTGCTGATCGGGATCGCGTTCCGGATCGGCGCGACGGGGCTGCTGCGGTGATGCGCTTCGCCGGATACGCCGCCCTGTTCGACAAGCGCGATGCCGGGCGCGACACGATCCGCCGCGGCGCCTTTGCCCGCACCTTGCAAGACCGCGCCGAACCCTTGCCGCTGTTCTGGCAGCATCGTCCGGATCAGCGGATCGGCTGGATCGAGCAGGTGAGCGAAGATGAACGCGGACTGCGGGTCATTGCCAGCATCGACAATCCCGCTGGCGGGGCTGCCGCCGCGCTGAAGGCCGGGCGGGTGACCGGCCTGTCCTTCGGCTACCGCGCCCGCGATTTCACCCGCTCTGCCGCCGGGCGCGAACTGACGGCGGTCGACCTGTTCGAGGTCAGCCTGGTCACCCACCCGATGCAGCATTCGGCGCGGGTCCACCTGCTTGGGTGAGACTGCCTGCCCAACCAACTTTGCCGGCCGCCCGTGGGGCGGCCTTTTTTGTGAAAGGTACGTGCCCCATGGATATTGAAGTCACCCCCGATCCGCTTGACGCCTCCTTCGATCTGATTGCGCGCCAGGATGCCGCCGAAGCCGCGCTGGGCGAACTGCGCGGCGATGTCGACGAAGTGAAGAGCCGGCTGGAAAAGGTCAGCCGCGCCGCCGCTCGTCCGGTGCTGTCTGGCGCGATGTCGGCCAGCCCCGAGCTCAAGGGCTTTGTCGATGGCTACCTGCGCCAGGGCCGCGAGACCGAGTTGAAGGCGGTGACCGGCGCGGTTGCTGCCGATGGCGGCTTTGCCGTCCCGCGTGAGATCGATGCGATGATCGCCGCCCAGCTCAAGTCGATCAGCCCGATCCGCTCGATCGCGCAGGTCGTCCAGATCGGCACGGCTGGGTACCGCAAGCTCGTCACCGCCAGCGGCACCGCCTCAGGCTGGGTCAGCGAAACTGCGGCACGGCCGGAAACCACCACGCCGAAGTTCAACGAAATCGTCCCGCCGATGGGCGAACTCTACGCCAACCCGGCGGCGAGCCAGGCGATGATCGACGATGCGGCCTTCGACCTCGAAGGCTGGCTGGCCAATGAAATCGCCGCTGAATTCGCCCGTGCCGAAGGCCTCGCGTTCGTCAATGGCAGCGGTACCAACCAGCCGCGCGGTTTCCTCCAGGCGCCGACTGCGCTGACAGCGGATGCCACCCGCGCCTTTGGCACGCTGCAGTTCGTGGCCAGCGCCAATGCCACCGGGTTCGATACCGCGCCGGAAATGAAGCTGATCGATCTGGTCCATTCGCTGAAGTCAGGTCACCGCCAGGGCGCGACCTTCGTCATGAATTCCAAGACCATGGCGGCGGTGCGCAAGTTCAAGGCAGCCGACGGCACCTTCCTGTGGCAGCCGGGCGTGCTCGAAGGCCAGCCTTCGCGCCTGCTGGGCTACCCGGTGGTCGAGGCCGAGGACATGCCGGACATCGCCGCCAACGCCTTCCCGATCGCCTTCGGCAACTTCAAGGCCGGCTACCTGATCGCCGAACGCCGCACGACCACGATCCTGCGCGATCCCTTCACCAACAAGCCCTACGTCAACTTCTACGCCACCAAGCGCGTGGGCGGCCAGGTGCTGGATAGCGATGCGATCAAGCTGCTGAAGATCAGCCTGTAACCGGATTGGCGGCCGGGCCTTCCCCAGCTCGACCGCCCGCACCCGCGCCGCGTCCCTCTCCCCGGCGCGGGTGCACCCATTTCCCCTCCCAGACGGAGACCGCCCATGAAGCGGGCCATTATCACGCCCTATGCGCTGGCCCCGGCGGCGCTGACTGAACTGAAGGACTGGCTGGGCCTTGCCAGCCCTGCCGACGACACCCAGCTGACCGCGCTGCTGCGCGCCGCGATCGAACATTGCGAAGACTTCACCGGCCTCATGCCGCTGGAGCAGACCTGCGAGGAGATCCTGCCCGTTCTGTCCGGCTGGCAGGCGCTGAACGCCCGCCCGGTCCAGGCGATTACCCAGGTGCAAGGCATCCCCGCCCAGGGCGCGCGCTTTGCCCTGTCGGCCGATGCCTATGCGATTGACTTGACCGCCGATGGCGCGGGCCGGGTGCGGGTGATCGGCCCCGGTGCGGCCGGGCGGGTGGCAGTGCGCTCCATCGCCGGTCTCGCCGCCAGCTGGACTGCCCTGCCCGAAGCCCTGCGCCACGGGATCCTGCGCCTCGCCGCCAGCCAGTACCGGGCCCGGGAAAGCGATGGCCTGACCGCTGCCGTGCCGCCCGCTGCCGTAGCCGCGCTGTGGCGACCGTGGCGCCGACTGAAGCTCGCCTGATGGCGCTCGACCGCCTGTTCGCATCGCTTGAAACCGCCGCCCTTCGCCTGGCGGAAGCCCGGACGGCTGATCGCGCACTCGCTGCCCGCGATCCCGCCAGGCGCTGGCGCGCGGCCCGGCTGGTCTGGCCGCTGTTCACGAAAGGATCGCCGTGATGGAAGTGCCGCTGCGCACCGCGCTGATCGCCTGGCTGGCCGCCGATCCGGCGCTGGCTGGCACCCTCAATGCCGTGGTCGAGGAAGCACCCGGCCGCACCGCGCTACCGTGGCTGGCGCTTGCCGCCAGCGCCAGCGCGGACTGGAGCACCAAGGAACAGGTGGGCCGCGAGGTTCGCATCGCGCTGGAGCTGCACTGCCGGGGTGACCGGCCTGACACTGCGGCCACGCTGGTCACGGCGATCGAAAACCGGGTCGCCAGCCTGCCTGCCGCTCAGACCGGTTTCCGCGTGGTCACGTCCCAGTTTCTGCGCGCCCGCGCCGAACAGCGCGCGGCCAACACCCGCGCGATCCTGCTCGAATACCGCTTCCGGCTGCTCGCCGATTAATCCCGAAAGGAACCAACCATGCCAGCTCAGAAAGGCAGCGCCTTCCTGCTCAAGATTTCCGACGGCGCAATCCCCCCCGTTTATCGCACCGTTGCCGGCCTCCGCACGACCCAGCTTTCGATCACTGGCGACACCGTGGTGATCACCAGCAAAGAAAGCGGCGGCTGGCGCGAATTGCTCTCTGGCGCCGGGGTTCGCTCAGTCTCGGTCAGTGCGGCCGGGATCTTCCTCGGCTCCGCTGCCGAAGCCCAGGTCCGCGCCAATGCCATGGCCGGCACCATCGACGATTACGAGCTAAGCTTCGAAGGCGGCGAAAAGCTGCGCGGCAAGTTCCTGGTCCAGCGGCTCGACTATGCCGGCGATTTCAATGGTGAGCGCAATTACACGCTGGCGCTCGAAAGCTCCAGCGCAGTGGTGCCGGCATGAGTGTGACTGCCAATTCCTGGCGCGGCGAGGCCTTGCTGGAGCTGGACGGGCAGGCCCATGTCCTGCGGCCCAGCTTCGCCGCGCTTGTTGCCGCGGAAGAAGAACTCGGCCCGCTGTTCCCGCTGGTCGAGCGCGCGGCGGCGGGCGAGCTGCGGCTGACTGAACTGGCTGCGCTTTACTGGCACTGCCTCGCGAGCCGCGAGGGGCTGGAGCGCGCCGATTTCGGCGAAGCGCTGGTCACTGCGGGACTGGCCGGTGCCACCCGTCCGTTGCGCAGCCTGCTGGCCCAGGTCCTGCAAGGCCGC